GACAACCAACTGACAACCAAATGTCAGACAAATGGTTGCATAGGAGAGGATAGGATAGGAGAGGATAGGATAGGAGAGGATAGGGGAGGAGAGGTAAGAGAAGAAAAACAACCTACCACTACTCCCCCTCTTAATCAAGACCTTGTAAATCTTTATCAATCTTTCGAAGCTGAGATAGGCAGACCGCTATCACCACTCCAAACGCAAGACTTACAGTACATGCTAGAAGATTTTAACGCTGACGTTATTCTTGAAGCACTAAAAGAAGCAGTAAGCCAAGGTAAGGCAAACTTTGCATATATTAAGGCTATCTTAAACCGATGGAAACAAGACAACTTAATGACGGTTGAACTTGTTAGGAATAGCAAAGCAAATCATAAGGGCAAGAAACAACAAAAGAAAGAGCCACAAACTTATGAAGAATGGGTAGCTACTCGAACGGATGAAAACCCATTTTAGGAAGGGGTGATATCTATATGCTATCGCAAGCTGAAATTATAGCAAACACAAAAAGGCTAGGGGACGTTTGTCCTATTCATGGGGTACCGATGTTACAGCTTAATATCCACGTTAAAATTGCGGGTGAAGAACAACCACGCAAACCCTCTCCAGTTTGTCCAAAGTGTGCCAAAGAGCAAAGAGACAAAAAGGAAGAAGAGATGGCAAAAGAGAGCATGAAGAGAAACCTCTATCTGAGAACGTATGACGTGCTTATGAGAGATAGCACTATTCCCGAAGAGCTAAAGTCAGCATCTTTTGATAACTTCATCGCTAGAACGCAAGAGGAAAAGAATCTGCTAGATTTCGTGAAGAGACAAACGCAGAAATATCTTGATGGCGTAGACGGGAACACCTTGCTAACGGGAACTACTGGAATCGGTAAAACTCACTTGACTATTGCAATGGCTAAAACGCTGAATGAGACTTTCAAGGAAAGAGGAACACCAAAGAGTGTGCTATTCGTGAATTTGACCGAAATATTACGGAAAGTCCGAGAGAGCTTTAAGTTTGAGAGCAAAGAGGGTTACTATTCAAGACTGTTGGTGGAGGTTGATTATCTCATCCTGGACGATTTAGGCGTTAAACAAAGTGATTCAGGGCGCTCTAAGTCAGCGTGGGAAGAAGAATTTATCTTTGACGTGCTCAGTCATCGCAAGAATACGATTATCTCAACCAACTTAAGCAATGATGAAATTGCAAACCTTTACAGCGAACGTGTCGCAAGCCGCATTCGGACAGGACTGGAAGGGAATGTATTTAAAGCACTCAACATCAAAGATAAGCGCTATACACTCAATCAGCTAAAACAGCTAGAAGGATGATGCTATGACGGAAGAAGAAGTAAAACTAAAGCTCTTTGAAGACTACGAGCGTATTCACGGCCTTGTATTCTCAAAAGAGCACAAACAGAAAATGATGGATGATTTAGATCTGTATTCGTTTATCGAGAAAATTAATGAATATATGTATTTCGCTAAGAAATCGACGCAGATTTTTAGCGTACACTAGAAAACCCCAAGGGAGATAAAAACATGACAAATCAACTACAAACACAAAACAAAAGGGATATTTCAACAGATACAAGCGTTTGGACGTTTCAAGATATTAAACGCTACTACGACCCACAAGATTTATTGACAGAAAAACAAGTTGGGCAAGCTTTATCGCTGATTAAAGGTCGTAACCTCAACCCATTGCTAAACGAGGTCTATATCGTAGCTTACAAAAAGAAAAATGGTGGGGCTGAATTTAGCTTAATTGTCTCAAAAGAAGCATTCTTGAAGCGTGCAGCACAAAACCCAAACTATGAAGGCTTTGAAGCCGGAGTGGTAGTTGTTGACGATTCTGGTGATATGGTAGAGCGGAAAGGGGCGCTGCTGCTACCTAACGACACGCTCGTCGGTGGCTGGGCAAGAGTTTACCGCAAGAATTTCAAGGTTCCTGTAGAGGTTTTCGTTAGTCGTGAAGAATACGATAAAAAGCAAAGCACTTGGAACGCTATGCCAGCTACCATGATTAGAAAAACCGCTCTTGTCAATGCCTTACGTGAAGCTTTCCCAGAGGATTTAGGAAATATGTACACTGAGGATGACGGCGGTGAAACATTCGACAGAATCAAGGATGTAACGCCACAAGAGACACAAGAGGATGTTAGAGCTCGTAAGCTGGCGCAAATCGAACAAATGAAGCAAGAACAAACGCATTTCCAACAAACAAGTGAAAGCAATTCTCAACCGGTTGCCAATTCACAAAACGAGCCAGTTCAAGGCGAACTTCTCGACTATTAACGAGGTGTGAACAATGCAAGAATTACAAGTTAATATTGAACAAGCTAAAGTTGAAATTGTAGGGCAAGAGGTTTTTGAAAAAGGCATTGCTGATGTAGTTGCTAAGTATCAAAATTACACAGTCACTGCTGGCACTATCAAAGACGACAAGAAAGTTTTGGCTGAATTACGAAAATTAACCAAGCAAATTTCAGACGAACGTATCAAAATCAAGAATGAGTTATCAAAACCAGCGACGGATTTTGAAAAATATATCAAGGAAACAGAGAAACCTCTTAAAAACATTATCAACCAAATTGCAAATGATGTGAAAGAGTTCGAAAATCATCAAAAAGCACTGAGATTGGACACTGTTAAAAGCTATTTAGCTAACAAAGCCAGCGACTATATGATTGACCCTCGCATTTTTGATGGAAAAGCAACGGAATACATCAAAAATGGCGATTTTATGGCGGACGGTGTAACTCTTAAAAAAGCGACTATGAAGGCATTAGACGACATGGTTACTTTTGAATATCAAAAACAAGAGGAATTTAAAAAAGCCACTCAATCCATATCTGGACTTTGTTCAGAGTACGGAATGACCGACCAACCGTATATCCGTATGCTTCAAAATCTGACATTAGCAGAGGTGTTAGATCAGATTCGTTCAGACCATGCTTTTGAATTACAAGAACAAGAAGCTGAACGCAAAAGACAAGAACAAGAAGCACTACGACAAGCTGAATTGCAAAAACAAAAAGAAAAGATAGCAGAAACGAAACCAACGGCATTAGTTGTCGATTCAGAAACGGGCGAAATTATCGAAAACACGCCAACAATTGAAGAAGCTAACATTCCAGAATCAAAACGTTATCGCCAAAAAATGACACTTGAAGTCTACTTTGAAGATTCAGACGATAAAGACAGATTTAAACGTTTACTTAGCAAAAACGGTTGGGAATACAAACAAAACTACACTGTCAGCGGCTATCAAAACATAGCTAGTATGACCGAAGAAGAATTGAAAATACATTTAAGTTAATGTCAAGACCAAAATCTAAACCCAAACTGGACGATTTACTAAATCGTGAATAGAAGGAGAGAAAACTATGATTAATTCAGTCTGTCTTGTCGGAAGATTGACAAGAGACCCAGAGCTACGCTACACGCCTAGCAATGTTGCTGTTGCAACATTTAGCCTTGCGGTTAACCGTACCTTTAAGGACGCTAACGGCGAACGTGAAACGGACTTTATCAACTGTGTTATCTGGCGTCAGCAAGCTGAGAATTTGGCTAACTGGGCTAAGAAAGGCGCATTGATTGGAATTACTGGACGTATTCAGACACGTAGCTACGAGAATCAGCAAGGTCAACGTGTGTATGTAACCGAGGTTGTCGCTGAAAACTTCCAAATGCTGGAAAGCCGAGCGGCGCGTGAAGGTGGCAATGCTAACGGTGGTTATAATCAATCTCAACAGCAAGCGCCAAGTTATTCAAAAAATAACGGCAATCCGTTTGGTAATTCAAACCCTATGGATATCCAAGATTCAGATCTACCCTTCTGATTTGGTGAAAACATGAAAATGATTTTAAACATTGAGCCTAAACCTCAAACAAGGCCACGATTCAGCAAATTCGGAACTTACGAAGACCCTAAAATGAAGGCATGGCGTCGTCAATGTTCGCAACTTATCGAGCAAGAATATGACGGACAATTCTACGACGGTCCTATTTCAGTCGATGTCGTATTTTACATGAAAGCCCCGCTTAATGTATCAAAAATGCCCACGCCAAAGGCTAGAGCCAAAACGTGGGATATATTCAAGAAATTCATGGCTGAAATGCTTTGGCATGCGAAAACTCCAGACGTTGATAATCTTGTCAAATCGCTCTTTGATAGTATCTCAAAAGCTGGTTATAACAAGGCCGATAAGAAAGGGATTGTTTGGACGGATGACAGTATTGTGTGCGAGTTGAGAGCTCGCAAGAAGTACAGTCCTAATCCACGCATTGAATTTGAAATTAAGGAGTTGGAATGAATAGCAAATACAAGGACAAGCTAGTCGGTGTATATGCTCCAGGGAGTTATGACCACACAAGCGTATTAGGTCAAACGCAAGAATTCTCGAGATGGTTCTGGGCCAATCACGAAGATGTGGAATATATCAGCGCTAAGTTGGGTATCAACGCAAAGAAACTCAACCGCATACTAATGCTGGAGCAGTTGCCGGACGAAGAATTACTAACGAGGATGGTTGAACTATGCAAGTAAAGGAAGTAAAACAATGACAGAAATTAGATTACAGAATCCATATATGGATGAAACTATCAAGGTCAAAGAAAACTATAAACTCATTCGTGACATGCTGGAATGGCTTGGACGAGGAAATATAGATTATCTTCAATTGCAGCAGATTGAGCCAGAAGAGAGGATGATTACTATTAGTCCTAAGAATTTTGCCAAAATCGATTATTACGAAGTAGAGGAAGCAGAATCATGAAATATAAAGTTATCGTATACTACGACAACATGGAAGACAGTGAGCATGTTTTCAGCAACAAGAACGACGCTATCAACGAGCTACATCGTTTGAGAGGTGTTAAATATCGTAATCCTAGGATGTATACAGTGGAGTTGGAAGAGGTGGAAGCATGAACAAATTAAGTAAAATGGCAATTATTGCTGTAAGTGGTTTATTATTTTTAACTGGTTGCTCAGAGGCAAATAGAGTATCTGAAAATTTATCTCAAGAGTCGGATAACTTTAATGTTGTTCGAAAAGTAACGGTGATTGATGCTATTACAAATGACGTAATGTTCCAAATGAGCGGTAGGATGTCCATCAAGGCTGATACTCATGATAAACAACTTGAAATTGTTGTAGAAAATGGTAAGAACAAATATCAAAAACATATTATCGGTTTGTCAGATAATGTCTCTTATGTAGTAGAAGATGTTGAAGTACCGAATGTTTCAAAATACAAATATGAGATCAATTACAACCCTAAAATGTGGGTGCCTGTAAAACTTAAAAATGTCGATTAAGGGAGTGAGTAGAATGACTAGAAATGAAGCAGTACAGAAACTAGCAACAGCAGGGCGCCTATCAATAGCCCACGCAGAGGATTTATATGATTCATTCTTCCCGAAACCAGTAGTATCGCAATGCGTGGCGGATTGGTATGAGGAACATAAGAATGACTTAAATGATGATATTTGGGCATATCTTACAAGCTGGGCTGATACGAA